TTTGAAGGATATATTTGAACGATCTAAATATCCAATGAAATTATATTTTTGTCAGATTTATTACGACGTTTCGTTGATTTTCTTGGCATGGTTGAACCATTCATATCATTCAAACTTGCAATGCTGATAACAGAGTCATCGTCATTTGAAATATCGACTTTTTTTGTCTTCAATCCCGATAAAATATTATCAATGTCCATGTTTCGTGGACCAGTCATTTCAGGGCGAGTAGATTGGGGTTGTGATCCGCGTCCAGCATCTATATCTGGACGATTCTGCATGAATTGATTTCCTGGACGTTCACTCGGTAGAGGTGCTGCAAAATTTCGAGTTTCCATTGGCACAGGAGGAGGTTGATTCATTGTGGTTGGTTTATTATTGTTTAATAGTTCACTCGCAAATGCCATACCCGGAGACGATTGTTTCATCGAATCAACCGTTGCATTTGTAAACATCCGCATGAGTTCTGGAGACTGACGGATAACATCATTAAACCCTGGTGTAGCAGTTGAAAGTGCCTTGTTACTAAAATGTACCACACTGGCGCTGAATCCAAGACGCATTAAAATACTTAATTCGGGACTCATTTTACCACCTTTGTATTTATCATGGAGTTGTTCAAAAATCTCGTCATAACTATCAATATCCTCACTGATAGACTCTCCCCAACCATCAAGTGATATGCCAAATGGGTCGAACATTGAATTTCCATATTCAATAGTGTTAATTGCTGTAATCATCCAATTTCGTTGCATCTTCACTGCGTCGCGTTTGCGCTTATCTTCGAGCGCACCTTCATATTCGTCCTCTACTTCATCATAACTTGAATCCATCGTGAAACGCGAAACATTCTTAATGATACCTTTCTCATGCCAATGTTCCAAGTTTTTAATCATATTACGTTTCTTACGACGTTTTTCGCGTTCGTTTAATCCCATTCCATCTCCACTTCCACTTCTATTTCCATCTACAAGAGGAACCTCATTTAATTTAGAGAACCCATCCCATGTCTTGGTGTTACCTATACTATTGAGAGTTGCACCTCCTAGTTTGGAATCAGTTTGCGGGTCGCTTTTACTAAAGTTAAATATTGATTTATTTTCGGATGGTATATTCATTGACGACAGTTCATTTAGTTCGTCCTCTAATTTATCAAGTTCTCCTAAATTAATATTAGTCGACATGGATGAACTTTTCATCTTATCATTCATTAGGAATTCAATACCAGATCCAAAATTTGTTTTTTTATTTTCTTCAACATTAATTGAGATCGGGGCTATGTTATCTAGGTTCAAATCAATCACCTCCATTTTATTATTACTATACATAAATTATGTTTAAGTTCTACGCGAATGATATTATATTTTTCCGTTTCATCCATTGAATTCCTTGTAAAAAACAATCAGCTAAATCATCTTTTTTTTTTGTATCTAAAACTCCTTTCCATCTAGAATATTGTTCCATCTCTAAAAATCGATGACAATAGAAAACTGCGTCTTTTTTGTGTTGTTGGTATTCAGAATCTATGTTCTCATTTTGTTTCTCAAGTCCTTTTAATTTACCAGCAGAGGATAAGAATTCTATATTAATATCATCACTTTGCATAATAAAATATTGCGCTAACATACCCTGAATAGATTTCATTCGGGTTGCAATAGGTGATATTTGGTTCTCCACAATAACATGTTTTGGATCATTGAATGATAGTATTTTTTGGAATTCTTTCTTCATATTACGCCCAATAGATACTAAATCCACGGTACCAGCATTTGTTTTTTTATTTATAATAGGCACTAGATTATTATAATTAAAAAATGCATTTATTTTTGTTACAATTATCGGTTTAGTATCAGTATCTATAATACTAATAGACCTGACTGCAGCAAGTTTACGTAGCTCATCTATTTTAAGTTTTTTAATGGAACTCGGAGAACATATCTTATCTGGAATGAAAAAACTAGAGGATTTGGCGTGAATCTGACAATAACAACAACCATTTTTTTCATATCTGGCTTTTTTTCCACATACAACTGTAGCTGTCTTTTTATTTTTTGGTGTATTTAATATAGTACATGTTTGTATAATAGGTTCTCTGTCCATCAAATTAACTAAATTCCAATCAATTATCGAACCACTTGCATCAAACACACAATATGCCATATTCTTGATACCTATGTCAAAACTAATAATACTCATAAATATAGATTATATATCTATATGTATTTATATGCTATTTTTTGTGTTTCGTTCGCGAATAACATCAGCTTTTGATATCATATATTTGCGATATTCAGAGTTCGTTGTAATATTGTTGATTCTAAGTAATTTACTATTCAAACCTGGTTCTAATGTAGATTTTTGCACAATTGGCTGTAATACTAAAGTATTATCGTAGGTTGCATATTGACGTTCCATTGTATCTATACATTACAATAGCAAATTTTATTTTTCTAATAAATCAAGTAATTCTGGTTTTGTAAGTTTATATGCGTTAGCAGTGAGCCCTTTTGAAGTGACAATGCGCTTTAGCTCAACCACACTTGTTTTTTTGTAATCAACCGTCGGAGTATCATCTATTTTATGTATTATTGGCACATCAGAATCAACATTTAATTCAATAACCGTTTCTGATTCTGATTCAGATTCGGAATTTGTTTCAATCATCTCAATTTTGTTACCTAACTCCATATTGATAATTTTTACTGATTTATCATCATCGCTATTATCTTCGTTCTCGTCTTCGCTATTATCTTCGTTCTCGTCTTCGCTCTCGTCTTCATCGTCACCTTCACCCCAGTGATGAGTTGCATTTTGAAAAGCGGCGAATGGCGGAATCATACAAGACGCTGGACCCACTGAAAGAGACTGCCCTTGACATGTATTTTTCACTATCTTGAGTTCTTTAACTAAATTTTGAACGATATCAAACATCGTATCGCATTTCTGTTCCATGGAACCCAATCGTTGTTTGAAATGATATACGAGGAGAACAATCAAAACGAACGTGATTCCTAAACTCAGTAAAAAGAAAGACTCTATAAAATTAAAGGCACTCATAAGTTTTTAATATAAACACATACAAAAAACCGATATTGTAAACGAATAAAAATATTATAAAAATGTATACACCAATGGAAAATATTCAACCAAAATATATAACTTTAGAACCGAGTCCAATACAGTCAAATTCTGAATCATTTAGCGGAAAGAATATTATTATTATTGTATTGGGGATTCTCTTATTGTTTTCATTTTTAGGAGTAAACATATTGGACTACATTAGTAATATTATAAAGGCAATAATTTCAATATTTACACCGATAGTAACATCCGTATTATCGTTGTTTGGATACACTGTTGGAACGGTGATTAATACTACATCGGAAGTCATATCAGATACAACCAAGGTAGGAATAGATGTAGCAGAAGGTACAGCACAGAATCTTGGAAACCTTCTAATATCCGCAAGTAAAGGAGGTATAGATACAACAGAACTAGACAATGCATTGAATATTGCTAAAACAAAAACAATAAATGACCCCGACAATGATACTACTGCTAATCCGATCCAAAGACCAATTTCTAATAATAAAATTGGATGGTGCTTAGTTGGAGAAGTAGCCGATCGCCGTGGATGTATAATGGTCGACGATGATTCAAAGTGTATGTCAGGACAAGTATTTCCTTCTAAAAAAATGTGTCTAAATCCAACATTGACTGTAAATACACAGGATTAAATTGATGAAATTGAAAATGGTTCTTGAGGTGGAACCGAGGTTGGAGAGGTAAAACTACAATTTATCTGTGAATTTGTAGAAACATTCATATAGACTTTTGTGTTTAAAATGTTAGGTTGACCAACTTGAGGCGTTACATTCAATTTAAACTTTACCTTAATATTGTAGACATGCCCATTCATTGTAGGGAGAGTTAGATTTGTAATATTCAAATTGCCTATATATTTAACTCCACTGAAATCGATGGAACTATCAGTATTTGGTTTCGTAACATTATAAGTTACCGTTTTATTCAATACGTCAAAGTTAGTAGTTGGTTTAACAGGAGAAGTCAATAGATAATCCACATCATTGTAAAATACTGACACATCAATACGGTCAATAGTAACGTTTCCTGATATGTTACCAGTCGCACTTCCATCCACATATATTCCTATCGGACTATTTATTGAAAATGTAGCACTAGAGGTGTCAATGTTGGTTATTGCAAGGTCTACTAAAATAGTTTCAATTGAATTATATGAAATAATATCATCTTTAGTATTCACTATGAATTTATTAAGATCATCTATTTCAACAATACCCAATGGTGCAGTATTAGATCGGTATTTGTATAATGGAACTGTAGGGTCGTATCGCAAGGTAATAACTGGTCCTGGAACGTCAGAAGACGATGATAATGACGGAACATATAAATCATTAATACATGATGTCACACTCGCCGCAGTTATATTCCTTCCGACTGCTTTAGCAAACTGCTGTGACTGGGTGAGTTTATTTGTTTGAGTTGAATTTTTATTATATTGTAAAATTTCCGCTTTGCGACGCATGTCTAATTGAGACGGTGTATAATTCGTATTTAAATAGGGGTTTTGAACTCCTTCGAATCTAATTGGCGGCAATGTCATTTGAATAAAAGCCCTACGTTGTCTAAGTGTTTCGCAAGTAGTATCTACCATAATATAATAATAAATTACATTATATTATGCTTGAGGTTTGAACCATATATTTGATAAATAATCAAATTTGGTATCACGTTGATTAACAGCGGTTTTAAGGTTTGGTCCCGCTAAAGTAATATTGTTTATATGGAAAACATTTAAAGCTGTATTGAAATAACGAAGGTCTGACATCATTCCGTTAAATCTTCCCACTATAATATCGCCATAATTCTGTTTTGGCACGTTAGTAAATACATACCGTCTTGCGACTGTTCCGTTAACGTAAACATCCATAATTTTATTTTGTAAACGGATAGCAATATTAAACCACCGACTCAATGGTATATTAACGATTTCTATAATTTCATTCGGTCCGGCGACTGAATCCATTCGAATTTGAATCGTTCCTGAATTATCTGTTTTCTTCAATTTCATACTAGGACCATTTTGCTGAATACCATCACCTTTGCTAAATATAGTATCAATACCATTAAGGGGTAATTCGTTTAAATTCAACCAAACACTCCAAGTAAATTCAATACCTTTGGATGCATTATTTGAACGATATATAGTGACTGAATTTGAATTTTTAGGGTCCTGAGGTATGGTAACTGCTGTATTACCATTTATTAGACCTTTTATCACATACGGGGATAAATTTGGACGCGAGAAGTAACTAATTATATATACTCCTAAATTCATTAACATTATAAATGCAATTAAAACAAATATTAAAAACACAAATTTGGATATAGCGGTATTTGAATTTATAAATTCACTACTAGCAGAACCTAAATCTGCATCAGCTGTTAAACTTGACAATCCAGATGTTATTCTATTTGTAGCACCAGAAATTGTATCTGAAACTCCCGCCTGTATTTCGGAAAATCGTTCATTTATTGGCATATTAACGTCCATCTATATAATTACATTAGGATTTTAATTACATCATTGAATAGTAAAATGTCCATTTTTATTATAAAGATAGTTATAACCGATGAATATAAATCCGCTATTCGGATTGAATCCTTCGTTGGTTTAGAATAAAGAAATCGATCTTGCAACAGCATTATCCCTCATTAACGAAATATTCATATTGTATCGATTTGCTAAATTAGCAAGTCCTTTATCAGAACCGCTTCCCTCCATATATAAATTCCAAGCAGTTTGAGGGTTAGATGGTGCGAGAACCCGACTGAATTTACTCATATATGTGCCAGGTATACCCCCGAACGAGATACTAGATGTATTATCGGGAGAGTGTTTAATTCCATCTGTTCCAACAGGATCAATAACTGATTTTACCAATTTTCCATCTAAATACATATCAATTGTGGAATTATCAATACTTATAGTTATAAGTGTCCATTTTTGTAAAGGGAAATTATTGGATATTTGATACTTCATATCATCGCCAGTTGAGCTAAGATTAGTACTTATTCTACGATATAATTTCATACTCAATGTAGAAGTAGTTCCGTCAATAAACAATCCAAGATCATTTATGCGATTAAATATTTGTTTATTGCCTGATACTGGTTTATCCATGTAGATCCATACATTATATGAATACCTAACAGCGTCAGGTTTGGTAAGACTGCTCGCACTTATATCGGCGATTTTATCTTTCATATCAACTTCTTTGGATATCAATGTTGTGCTATATATGCTTGTGTATATCATATATACAATCACTATGATCAATATAACTGAAAGTAAAATAACTAAGAAATTCATTTATATATAATTTCAGGTTATTTTATTTACTGGTGGGTTTTTATTATATAATAAATTATAATTTTGTATTATTTTTGTATAAGTAAGTGGTGTTATGTAATAATTTACATTACAAATTGCTCCATAAAGACCATCTGAACTTCCAATATAAATTGAATTTGGTCTTGTATTATCGGTGTTTAAACGTTCACTATTTGCGAATGTTCTCTCTAAATTTCCATTGATGAAAATATCAACAGTTTTATTTTCATTGAAATTTAAAACGATATTGTTCCATTTTTGGTTTTGCATACTTATATCATATGGTTTGCCTTCGCCGATTGTGAACCTATATTTATCTTTGATTGGATCGTTTCTTGATGTAATATATTCTATTTTTGGGAAGGAACCGCCGTAAGAGAATATATGCGATTTATCGAGTGAATTACTCGGTTGATTTAAATATACCCACATTGATATTGAATAATTTGCTCGTGTTGTTTTTTTAGAACCATCATCTTGTGCGTCGAATCTATTTGTAACTGGTATATCTAAAAAAACTGGTTCGTTTATAATTTGTATACTATCATTCATTAGCTTGGATGAAAATAATTTGGGTAGTGCAATGTATCCAAATACTAGTATAATTTGTAGAACTAATAAAATAAATGTAACGCTAGATGTCAAATTATACTGTTGTTTGAAATATTTGACAAGGTCCTCAAACAAACAAGGAATGTAAACAATCAGATTCAATATAAATCCTAACCAATCTGACGAATTATTCAGATAGCGCAATATTTGGTTATTTAAAAATGATAATCCAACAATGATGATTGATATTACTAAACTGATTTCAACAATATTAATGAATAATCTAGTTGTAGGGTTACGAGAAGAACTGTCAAAAAATTTATACCGTTTTAAATAATTTTTATAAAACTCAACAATTATTCCACCTATTAAAAATATTAGGATAAAAGCAATAATAGGACCCTTTATTAACAGGCTTGATTTATCCATAAACAACTTATATAGCGATATGGCTACAATTATCATCAATATGGAAATTACAATAGCAAATGATTGTGTTTCGGATATACCAATATCGGACGATACATAAAATAAACTTAACATCATAGCAACTAATAAAACAACTAATACTGTTTGACCGCTATTCATATTAAGACTTGACATAAATGTAGATTCTGACATAATTTACTAAACGTCTATATATTACTACTATAAATTTTCAATAGCAGTTTTCTTCCCGTGACAATCTCTACATAGAGCAATTAGATTGTTAACGTGATTACTTCCACCATTTTCCAAGCGAATTGTATGATCAACCTCAAACCATGCAGGTAGTTGTTTTTTACAATCACCACAATGCCAATTTTGTTGGGCGGCTACAAACTTCTTTTTGGTTTCGCTAACCGACCGTTTTGTAGCAACTTTTGTATCTACTCCTCCTGAATTCATTATACGATTCTCATATTGCTGTGTACGTGGAACATTGAAATCATGTTTTGATGTAAAATCCAAAATAGGTGATATCATATTTGTGGTGCTCTTATCGATTGGTAAATATTTAAGATACTCATTGGATGCGACCAACATTGTATGTGCCCTCTCCGGATTCTTTCGCATAACCCAACACAACATATATCCAGCAAATGCAACGCCTATCATTTGATAGTATTTCTTCCATGATAATGCAATTTTCATATATTTGCCGTCGGTATGTATATTGGATATTACAAATATTGTAATTATAAATATAACAATCTCAAATCGCATCTCTATATAGTATATGTATATCTAAGATTCCTTCGTCATAATGTATATTACGAGAATACAAGATAATGTAAATGCCGTATGTATATAATGTTTTTTAATATTTAATGTTTCGCTTAATACGAATGGTTTAGCCTTGTAATACGATTTATATATATCAATCGATTTCAAAAACGAAATTTCTTCTTTACCAATAGATACATTAACCTTGTTATGTATGAAATGGACCCAGCGTACAAATGATTCACGTGAATCTAAATACGGAGTTACTGGATATTTATCCAATAAATTGCTAAATTTATTGCCAATCTCTGAAACCGGTATGAATAAAGGCATATTTTGGATTAAATCATAATATTTTCGTTTCGTAACTGCATTTGGTGATTCGGGATAGGAATGAGCAATAGTATGTAGAAAAAACCAATAATGTGGTCCCCATACGTCAGGTTCGAAATTCATATACACAAACTATATAGAACAATTGTATTATAAATACGAAGATTGTCGATGAATAAAAATACAAATTGTAACAATTGTGGTAAATCTGGACATATATTTAGTAATTGTAAAATGCCAATTACCAGTTATGGAGTCATTGCATTTCGTAAACCTAAAAACGAAGGTGATATTCAATATTTGATGATCTGTAGAAAAGATACTCTCGGATATATTGATTTTATGCGCGGTAAATATTCAATAAATAATAAAGAATACATAATGAATATGATGAAACAAATGACAAATAATGAGAAACAACAATTACTATCTAAAGATTTTGAAGAGTTATGGAAAGACATATGGGGTAGCGGGTTTTATAACAATCGATATAAACTCGAAGAAAGTATATCAAATGATAAATTTAATGCATTGATTGCCGGTGTAACTGTAGAAAATGATTCTTATTCATTGAAAAGTATTATCGATGAATCGCAAAAATACGGTCAATGGACGGAACCTGAATGGGGGTTTCCGAAAGGTCGTCGTAATACTAATGAAACCGATTATGAATGTGCAATTCGTGAATTCTCTGAAGAAACGGGTTTCAGTAAAAATATAATAAAACCTGTTCATAACGTCATTCCATTCGAGGAAATTTTTACAGGTTCCAATTATTTTTCATACAAACATAAATATTTCTTAGTGAATATAGAGTATAACAATACATTGAATATGCAAAATTATCAACGTTCTGAAGTATCAAAAATGAATTGGTCGTCCATTGATGATTGTCTAGCAAATATACGGGATTACAATTTAGAAAAAAAACGAATTATAACAAACGTTGATACGTCATTAAAACAATTAACTGTATATCAATTGTGATAAAAATGACATATTTATATATATATAATATATATATGCCACCTAATAAGACAAAAAAATATAAAATATGTCCGGTGGAAGTATGCCCAACGGGGGAATGCCCTGAAGATATGAAGTGGCACTTTCATAAACAACATTGTATATATGAAAAATGTCCGGCTAAAATATGTCCATCTGGAGAATGTTCAAGGAATACGGATTGGAATGTAGCTACACAAAAATGCAGAATTAAACCATATACGGATTGGACTCCTGTAAAAAATGGCGTACGTTATTTACCAGAAGACTTAAAAAGTATGGTTGGTGAAGAAGCATATAAACGTGACTATGAAGACGAAGCAACGAAACGAGGCGAAACGATTGCTTTAAGACGTATGCAAAGAAAAATTAAAATTGGTGAACCGATTATTATCGTAGATCCTATACCTATCATAGAACCCGAAATTAAACCGATTGCCGCACCATTAGTTGTTCGAAAGGCAACAAAGAAGGTATCTATATCCACTAGGTCACCCATTATTGTAGATAAATTTAAAGGAAACATACCGACAATTGAAGAAATTCCAGAAGAACCCGAACCTACGCCACCCAGAGAACCCGAACCTACGCCACCCAGAGAACCCGAACCTATCCCAGAAGATGAAGATGTGATCGAAGAAGAATATGTAGATAATTCTGAACATGAGTATTTATACCCTCATCTAGATGATCCCAACTTCAGTTTGAAAATTGCAAAACGAAAAGAGTTTAATGATTATCAGTATGATGGTTCGGTAACATCTATCGAAGATATACAGGAACAAGCATCTAAATTATGTAGTGCCGATTTCGAATTAATGCCACATCAAACTTTCGTTAAAAATTTCATGTCATTACAAACACCATATAACAGCTTGTTATTATATCACGGATTAGGGACAGGGAAAACATGTTCTGCGATTGGAGTATCTGAAGAAATGCGTAGATATATGAAACAAATCGGTTTGAAAAAATCAATAATGATAATTGCTTCGCCGAACGTACAAAATAACTTTATGTTACAATTATTCGACGAACGCAAACTTAAATTAGAAGATGGTATATGGAATTTGAATACTTGTGTTGGTAACATGTTATTGAAAGAGATCAACCCAACCGATACAAAAGGTTATGAGAGCGATCGGGAGAACATTACTTATCAAATAAGGTCTATTATACGTCAATATTACGTATTTATGGGATATACACAATTCGCGAATTTTATTAATGAATCTATTGAAATAAAAGGTGATATATCATATTCAGATAACGAGAGAGAACGCATTAAAAAACAACGCATTAAAAATATTTTCAACAGTCGTTTGATAGTAATTGATGAGGTTCATAATATACGTACTACAAAAATAAACAGCACTCGCAAACCATCGGATTTATTGATGGAAGTAGTTAAATATACAGATAGCATGAAACTACTATTATTATCGGCAACACCTATGTATAACTCATATCAAGAAATCATATGGCTAACTAATTTGATGAATTTGAATGACAAACGTAAAATGTGTAAAATAACAGATATATTTGAACCAGATGGTAATTTCATACCAAATAAAGGTAAGGAACTACTAATTCGGAAGTTAAATGGATACGTTTCATACATAAGAGGAGAGAACCCTTATACATTTCCATTTCGGGTTTACCCAGATAAGGATGAATCGGCTATATATCCAACAATACAAATGAATGATAAACCGATTGAACCTGGTAAGGAATTGAAATATATTAATGTATTTACAAATGGAATAGGTGAATATCAAGAAAAGGTATATAAAATGTGCATAGAGAACCTGTATAAACGAAGCGAAGATGCAAAGAATGCATTTGAAGATAAGGAATCATTCGGATATTCGATTTTACAAAAGCCACTAGAAGCTTTAAATATTGTGTATCCATCAGACGAATACAATCCAGATACAACATATACAATCGAAGAGGAAAGCGATCTAATTGTAAATATGATTGGTAAGACTGGATTATCCAATATTATGCAAACCAAACCAAATTTTGAATATAAATCGAATAAATATGGTCGCATATTCAGCCCATCAGAATTGCCAAAATACAGTACAAAAATTGCAAAATTTTGTGAAATAGTTAAACGGTCAGATGGAATTATTCTGATATATTCACAATATATAGACGGTGGTGCTGTGCCAATTGCATTGGCATTAGAAGAAATTGGATTTACTCGTTATAGTTCAGATACAAATGCAAAATCGCTGTTTAATGTTCCACCAGTTCCACCCGTTGGATATAATTCAAATATAGCAAATAGTTCACAAGCAAAATACGTGATGATTACAGGCGATTTGACATATTCCCCAAATAATAGTGAGGATATTAAATATTTGAATAGTGAAGAGAACGTCGATGGAAAACTAGTAAAAGTTATAATAATTTCAAAAGCTGCTGGTGAAGGAATTGATTTCAAGAACATCAGACAAGTACACATACTGGAACCATGGTATAATATGAACCGTATAGAACAAATTATCGGTCGTGCAGTACGAAATTTAAGTCACTGTAAATTACCATATGAAAAACGAAATGTTGAAATATTCCTATACTCTACCTTACTTGGAACACAAAAAGAAGCTGCGGATATGTATGTATATCGCCTCGCAGAACAAAAAGCAATTGTTATTGGAAGAGTGACTCGTGTTCTCAAAAATATCGCCGTAGATTGTCTTTTGAATATTGCACAGACCAATTTTACCACTTCTATGTTACAAAAACTTATTAAAAATGTAACCATAAAATTATCTTTATCTAGTGGCGGGACAAAGGAATATGAAATAGGCGACAAACCGCATACAGAAATATGTGATTATATGGATAATTGTGAAATCAAATGTTACCCAAACGAGGTTCTCCCATCCAATGATGAAGTCAAATACGATACATATAGCGAAGAATTCCTAGATGGTAATAATACAATAATAATACAACGTATTCGTAACCTATTTAAGGATAGATATTTTTATACAATCGATGAGATATTTCAAGAAATCAACAAATTTAAAAAATACCCCAAAGAGCAAATATATTCATCGCTTACACAAATGATAGATAACTCAAACGAATATGTTACTGATAAATATGGACGATTGGGAAATATAATTAATAATAACGACACGTATTTATTTCAACCAGTCGAGATAACCGACTTAAACGCATCTGTATATGAAAGGATCGTTCCAGTTGATTTTAAACATAAAAATATATCTATTGAAATACAAAAAAAAAAACGTATAGCAGACAATAGTAATAATTACAAATTAATTATTGAGAACCTAACCGATATATTCAATATGGCGTTATCCTCTGGCGACTCGGATGATAATTGGTATTCGGGATTTCATATAATAAAAAACCACCTAATTAAAGAGTATTCATTTACGATAGATCGACTAAAAAAACATTTGGTAAACCACATGATTGATAACATGTTGACTGCTGACAAGATTTTAATATTAAATACAATGTACACGAGTGACATGAATGGTATCAGTAGTGAATCGGAAATAGAGAAACTTATACGGAACTATTTCGATGATAATATAATAACAGCTGGAAATGGTAATATAGGGATTAGTTTAACAACGGATAATAAGACTACCCGAATCTACCATCCATCGGATAGTGGATGGATTGAAGCACAATATGTAGAAACAGCAAATATAATACGGTCAACAGAATATAGGATAAAATACGTATTTCAAAAACAAAAATTAAACGACGTTATTGGCTTCACCGCATGGTTTGAAAAAGGAACACGCAGACGAGAATATGTATTTAAAACCAAATATCAGAATGCAGAACGAAATAAACTCGGACGAGTAACATGTAGTGCATTGGCAGAATATACACGCCCTATATTAAATACCCTTGTTGGAGAACCTAACAAATACAATGCAAGTAGTCTTAAGGAATATAAGATAAATACTACAACGAAAGTGTGTATTCTCATTGAAGTTCTGATGCGAGAATTTAACGATAGTAAGAGTGAAAAAATATGGTATATAAATAATGAACGTGTTCTGATTAACAGAATTTATGAGATGCAAGCGTAAAATTGATTTCTTATTATAATATATATATATATATAACAAGATATAAAATGGCACAATTAAATAACGAAAAAATATATGGGGTCTATATTAAGTCAATTCTCAACAAAAAAGTTGTATTATCCATCACTGAGATAGGAAGCAATACTAAGAAAATTCTCGAAGAAAAAATTACATATGGTGTAGAAGGAAAGTGTATAGCAGAGGGATTTATACGACCAGGTTCGGTTAGAGTTATTAGTTATTCATCACCCATTATACACGGAGATGATGTCGAATTCCATACAGTATTTGAATGTATGATATGTCATCCCGTAGAAGGTATGAAAGTAGAGTGTGTAAGTAAAACGATAACCAAAGCAGGTATTCACGCAGAGGTTGTGGATATGAACGAGGTTGTTCCAGTCGTAGTATTTATCGCACGCGATCATCACAATACAGACAAATACTTCAACACGGTGAAGGAGAACATGGATATTGTCATTAAGGTTATTGGTGTTAGATACGAGTTAAATGACCCATATATATGTGTAATTGGGCAATTGATAGAGAAAACGATAATCCAGGTTAAAAAACCGAGAATAAAAGTAGGAGGAGAAAGTGATTTATTAATATAATAAAAATATTTAGATATAACATTTATTAATATATAATAATGGAATTCGATTTAGAAACGATTAAACGCAAGGTCGAATCACTCGCTAAAATTAATCAGATAGATATATTGCGTATTCTCAAGAATAGTTCAGGAATTAAAATAAATGAAAACAAAAGTGGTGTTTTCGTGAATTTATCTTTTTTACCGAAACAGACAATAGATGAGATTATTCAATATATTCAATATATTCAGGAACAGGAAACAGCATTACAATTGGTCGAATCGCAAAAAAATGCTTTTAAAAATGAGTTTTTTAAAGAAGAAACGATAAATTATTCTGACCGATAATAAACAAAATTGACATGTTTGATATTTTTTATTGAATATAGTGACTTGAGTAGTTTACAGGCATTGATAAATCTGTTATTCCCGAACATCCAGTTAAATCTGAAATATGGCGTTTTGAAGCATCGAAACATCTGTTATTTTCGAACATCTTGTTAAATCCAAAGTATGAACATTTCCAAGCATTGATACATCAGTTATTCCACTACAATAAGATAAATTCAAGGTATGGACGTTTCCAAGCATTGATACATCTGTTATTCCACTACAATAACATAAATCCAAAGTATGAACATTTCCAAGCATTGATACATCAGTTATTCTACTACAATAAGATAAATTCAAGGTATGGACGTTTCCAAGCATTGATACATCTGTTATTTGTTTACAATATGATAA